GGTGAGGGCGAGTTTGTACGAGCCGGTCTGCTTAGGCATTCTGCTACCTCCACTGGGGTGGTTCACCCCCACCTAGCGGCGGGGGTGAACCGGGTTCAGCTCAGGGGACGAGGACCGCGAACGGGTAGCGGGTGCTCTCGTTCTGGTTCGCGAGGTTGACGGGGTTAGGCAGCTGCCACGCGGGGCGGAACGTGACCCGCAGTGCGCTCATGTCCTGCTGCCCCAAGTTGTAGACGATGTTCCCCGCGGCGTCCTGGATGACACCCTCGGTGAGCAGCGTGTAGGAGATGTCCTTACGGACGGCCCACACGAGCTTGCTCCAGTCACCCGAGTAGACGAGCGCCTGGTTGGCGTCGACCACGTCATTCTTCGGCAAGAGGATGGGATCGCCCTCGATCTCCCAAACGCTGGCCGACTGGATGTCGCGCCGGTCAGGCGAACGTTGGAAGATGGGAGCGCCAGCTGCCACCATCCCTGACCCGTCGTACACCTTCGTGCGGAGACCACGGAGCTTGGCCTTCATCCCCAGGCTGGCGACGTGGCCGGTGACGGCGAAGCCGTCGGCCTCGACCAAGCCCATGACGCCACCGTCACCCAGCAGGACGTCGAACAAGTCCTTACCGGCGGCGACCTGCGTGCTGAGGTCGACGGTGTGACTGGCGGAGGCGGCGCCCGTCAGGATGTCGTCCGGGAACGACGCGGGGGCGTCCTCACCGAACAGCACCGTGCGGTCGAACTGGCGTCCAATCGCGGCGGTGATCAACGGCCGCAGCTGCCCCCACACGTCCCAGGACGCGTCGGCCAGCACGTCGTTCGGGACGGGGATGATGACGGCCAGCTTCTCGGCCTCGAGGTACTTGTTCGCCCACATGGCGGAGCTGGCGGCGATCATGCCGCTGTCACCATCCACCCACTTGGTCGTCGGCAACGCCGCCAGCACCGGCATGCGGTGCACCTTGCTGCTCATGTCGGGCGCACGCGTCCCCAGCGTCATCACGGCGCTGCTGGACTCGATGTCCCCGAGGATCTCGCTAGCGATGGTTTCGGGGATCAATGCCCCAGCGGCCGTGCGGTCAATGATGTCCACGTTGTTGTCTCCTTTGAGCTAGGGGTTGGGGGGTCAGTTGCGAGTGCGGCGCGCTAGACGCCGGATCGAGTCGCTGAGGGCCTCAGCTGGGGTGGCGTCCGACTGGTCGCCGCTGCGCTCGGACACCTCACCGAGCGGCACCACGCGCGGGGCCGACGTCAGGAACGTCCTTAGGACGTCCAGGTCGACCGTGCGTGCCCAGCCGCCGTCAGCGCACTGCGCCGGGGTGAGGCGCCCGTCGCGCCTGGCGTCGGCGAGCACCTGCTCGCGCTCCGCCTCGGACGCGGCGGCCTCGAGCTCGTCGACGCGAGCCGTCAGCGTCTCCGTGAGCTGCACGGCGGCGGCTCCCTGCTCGACGGCGCTCAACGCCGCCTCGCGAGTGGTGACACCGAGCGCCGCTAGTACGGCGCCCTCGAAGTTGTGCAGCGCCGCGACCCTCACGGACACCTGCGCGGGTGGGGTGTCGGCACTAAGGCCGACCAGTATGGGGTCCAACTGAATCTCCTCTCCCGCCCCGCTGGGCGGTTGGGTGGCGCTAGCCACGAGCGGCAGAGCGCCGAGCGTGGCCGGATTGGGCGTCAGAGCGACGTTGTGCAGGTCAAGCACGCGACCCGACTCGTCCGCCGAGAACGACGGCGAGAGGTAGCGGTACTCGCGGTTACGGAGGTAGCGCTCGGCGTCGGCCGTCCAGCGGATGTCGACCATCCACAATCCGTCTGGTCGCTGCTCGAGCTCGAAGCTCCCGGCTGAGCGCATCTCGTGGTCAGTGCGCGGGCGCGTGTCAAATTGCGCGTGGTTGTAGTCGACGCTGAGGTCGCGGCCGCGGCGGGCGTAGGTGGCCATGACGCTGGCGATCGCGGCGTCGTCCACCACGAAGGTGGCCTCGTCCCCGTCGACCCAGCGGGCGTGCAGCTCGCCGAGCGGCAGTAGCAGCCACTCGGTTGGCGGCTCCGTGCCTGCCAGTTGGCGGCTTGCTCCGAGGGCGATTCGGGTCATGGTCCAGCTCCTCTCGCGGCCTCGTAGGCGCGTGCGACGGGCGCGGGGTACTTGCTCAGGTCTGGTTCCCAGTCGTCCGGGCTCGGCAGGGTGTCGAAGCCCGGCGCTGGCGCGAGCACCGGCGGTGACTCGGTTACGCCGCCGCGCCGCTCCGCGCCAGAGCGCGTCAGGCTGCGCACGCCCGACCTGCAGTTCATGTGGTTCGGCGGATACCTGGTCACCCAGAACGGGTGGCCGGCTGGGAGCAGGGTGCCGTTGAGGCCCTGACACAGCGCCGACGTGTTCGAATCGAGCACGCTGTCGTACAGCCAGAACGGGCGGGCGCGGAGCACGTCAGGGTCGGTCATCTGCGCGTGCCGACCAGCCGAGTACGCCGACTGAGTGTTCGTGCGGTAGATCGTCTCGAGGCGAGCGCTCGGGTTCGTGACCGTGTCACCCCAAGCCGCCACCAGCTTCTCGCCGACCGCCTTCTCGAATTCTTCGTAGGGCAGGCCCTGCGCGACGGCTCTGTCGATCGCCCGCCACACGTCCGTCACGAGCGAGAGGCGCGTGGCGCCGGCCACGCGGAACGCGCGGCGTTTGGTCGCCGCCGACAGGCGCCGCCAGGCGCCAGGAGTGATCGGCACGCGAGCCCGAAACCACGTCAACGCCGCGCCCGGGTCCACCATCGGGTCCGGCCACGCCATCAGCCGCCACCGTCGTCGAGCACCGCCAGGCGGCCTGCGAGGCTCGCGAGCACCAAGCTCGCCTCCGTCAAGTCCGCCAGGTCGTCAACCGCCAGGTCGCCGTAAGCGGCGAGCAACTGCGTGCGCAGCGCCTCATAAGACCCTGCGGTGGCTACGAGTCCGAGCACCTGCTCGAGGGCGGGCGCGAGCGCCTCACCGCCAGCCGCGCGGGCACCGTCAGCGATCCTGTCCGCGTAGAGCTGCCCGCGCGCAAATCCCCTGGCGCTGTCGACGTTGTCACCTGACGCCAGGCGCACGTGGTCGGTTGACAGGAACTCACCGCCCACTGGGCGCGGCGGCGTCAGCGGCGCCCCCTCCACCAGCGGGATGCCCAACTGGCCGGCCAGCTGCACCCAGTCGATCGGCAGGCCGGTCTGCAGCTGCGCCGTGCTGAGGGTGAGCAGCGCCTGCGCCCGCGCCCCGAGGGCGGTGGCGACGGCGGCCTCGTCTGTCGGTGGCTCGGCGTCCCAGTCCGGCCACGGCGCTAACGCCCGGTCGCCGACGTTGAACTCCGTCCACCACACGACCACCTGGTCGTGCGTGGCGGTGGCGAGCAGCTCGGCGTCGTTGGCCACCAGATCGAAGCGGACGCGCTCGTGCACCTCGGCCGCCGCCAAGCTACCGCCCTCAACGTCCGTGGTGAGGTTCTGACCCAAGATGCTGATGGCCATGGCCTTGTCGGCCCACGCGATCAACTTCTCGAACACGTCGCCCGAGCCGACTTTGGCCTCGAGGAGCTCAAGCTCCCAGCCGGGTGGCAGAACGATCGCGGAGTCGTTCGCCAAGGTCGACAGGTCGTCGCGGAACGATCGGCGTTCTTCCTGCGTTGCGCCCGTCGGCGCCTTGCCGACACGTGTGCCGGAACCGTGCAGCTCGCTGTAGCGGTTCCAGTCGCCAGTGGCGTACGCCTTGCTGAGCCAGGGGATGGCGACTGCGCGGAGGAGCGCCCGCGTGCCTGCGCGGCGCTCCCCGAACGGCGCCAGCAGCGCCCACTTGCCGTCGCCTGGCGTGATCTGCTGCCACTTGTCGTTGGTTAGTCGCACCGACCAGGTGCCGGTCTCTTCGTCGCGCTTGAGGTTGCTTGGGTGCCACACGCGCAGGCGCGGCAGGCTCCGCTCGCCGCTGGTGTCCCACACGAGCTCTGCGGCGCAAGCGCCCAGCAATAGGGCGTAGGCGAGCCACTCGGAGAGCAGCGCCTCGTCTGCGATCTCCCACCAGTCCGCCTCGAGGAGCTCGGCGACCTGCGCCGCCTTCGGCGTGTCGTCGGCCGCCTCGAACGCGAGGGGCAGCGACAGCAGCCCGTTGATGCGCGTGCCGATGACGGCTTGCACGCGGTCGTCCGCCAGCACGGCGTCAGCAAGGATGCCTGCGCGGGAGAAATCGCCGCGCTGCAGCTGCGTCAGGACGCTCCTAACGCTGGTCGGCGACCAGGTGGCGACCGACCTGACGGACGGCTCACCGTAGACCTTGGTGTCAGGTTGAGCCACGGTGCCTCCTCGGCAGCATCTAGTACGGCGTAGTGCAACTCGTACAAGGGGTAGTACCCGCACGCGAGCGGGTGGAACGACATAAGTGGGCGTTAAGCCGGAGCGAGGGCCTTAGCGGCGATTCTGCGGCGTCCAGCGGTCACGGGCGACCCGCATGGATTCGTAGGGTGCATAACCACCCGACGACTGCGCGTGAGTGGCCAGAGCGAGCGCCCAGAAACGGTCAGCGTGACCAGTCGAATCGCGCTCGGCGTCGAAGCGGATGTTGCCAGCCGGGGTCACGATCCGTTTGACACTGTGTAGGTCTTCGCGGATCGCGTCGTCAATCGGGATGCGCACCGTCCGGTCCTCGAAGGCCCGCCGTAGCGTGGTCGCCATGTCGGCCTTGACCGGCCCGCTGAAGGTCACTGCTTCGACTTGCGAAAACCTAGCCTTGGCCTCCTCGGCCAACTGCATGCCCAGGCCGGTCGAGTCGATACACGCTCGGCGGACACGAGGCAGGAGGCTGTACAGGATCTCGCGTTGCGCCGCGAAGCTCGTCTTGTGCAGCTCGATGACGCGCCGCGTCCAGTTGACGTCGCCAACACGCTGCAGCAGCCAGATGACCGACAGGTCGCGTTGGCGCCCGACGTCGAAGCCGAGGTAGAGATCCCCCAGTTTCGGGTCGATCTCGTCGAGGAACAGGTCGGTGGTCGCCTGCGGGTCCTCGCCGGTGCGGATCAACTCGTACGTGAGGTACGCACTGACCTCGTCAAGGAACTGCAGCTCGAACTCCTGCGCCCACGCCTGGTCGTCCTTGATGCCCGCGCGCAGCTCCTCGAGGTCAACCGGGTGACCCTCCTCAACCGCCTGGTAGATATCCGTCCGGTGCCAACTCCAGGTGTCCTTGTCGCCGAGGCGCAGGTGATCGTCCCAGAGCTGATAGAACTTGTTGGTCGCGCCCTGCCCGTTCGGGGTGCTCATCACCCGCAGCCGGTACGAGGGGTTGCGGGAGATCGTCGGGAACAACGCCGACCAGATCGCCGCGCTGTCACTGTGAAACGCGAACTCGTCCAGCACCACGTTGCCCGAGTAACCCCGTGCAGTGGCCGGGTTGGCGGGCAAGAACAGCAAGCGGCTGCCGTTCGGCAACCGCTGCTCCAACTGCTTGTAGTAGCGCTTGCCGTCCTCGTCGAAGAACTCGTCGTCGAACGCCTGCGCGGCGATTGCGAGCGCCCTGAGGTGGACCTCGGCTTTCTCGGCCAGCTCCTTGGATTGGCGTTCCCCGGCGCTCAGGAACACCCACAGGGTGCGCCTGGCCGCCGCGTCGAGCACAGCCTCGAGAGTGACCGAGAACGACTTGCCGATCTGACGAGCAGCCAACCAACCCTTGAAGCGGCTCTCGTCCTCCACCCAGCGGCGTTGGTACGGCAACAGGATGGACACGCGATGCTCCTAAGTTGGTTAGTGGCGGGCTTGGTAGGTGCGTTCGCGCATGATGGCGCCCGTGACCGGGCAGCGGATCCAAGCCTCATGCGGGCGGCCCGCGAAGCGGAATCGCTGCCCGCGGTGCGGGGAGTAATACCGCGCGTAACGCTGCTTGCTCTCGCGGTCGCGCTTCACGAACTCGCTGACGTGACGCTGGGGCTTGGGTTTGAGCAGTCCGAGCACGTTGCCTCCTAGGAGACGAGGCCGTAGACCTCGCGCCTGATCTTGTCCAGTACGTCCGGCGACAGGCCGGCGGCGGTGAGCTTGTCGTCGATCTGCTTGGCGACCTCAGGCGACAACGCCGCCTCGGCCTTCTCGAGCTTGAGTCCGACCTCGGCGGCTCGGAGCGCGACCCTGAGAAGTTGCTCGGGCTTGATCTGACCAACGTCCATGTCGTCGAGTAGCCGCAACGTCTTGGTGGCGATCACGTTGGCGACGGCGCTGTGGAGCGTCAGGCGGCGGCCGGTGGCCTCCGCGATCGCGTCCATGTGCCGCTGCGTCTCAAGGGCCATCTGCAGCGACGGCTGCAGGTGGTTGTGCCGGTGACGGCTCAAGCTCGACGCCGTCAGCGTCACGCCCTGCTCGCCGGCGAACTCGATGATCGCGTCGTAGGTCAGGAGTTGATCGTCAGGCCCGCGGGTCTCCCCGAGGAGCATCGCGTCAACCGCGTTGCGGACGGCACTAGTGCAGACCTTGCAACGGCGCTCAGTGAGCAGGAACGGCGTGCGGTCGATATCCACGGCGCTCCCTCCTCACCCCGTCAACAGACGCGAAGCCGCCAGCAAGGTGGCGGCCAGGCCGAGGAGGAACGTGCCACTCGCCAGCAGCAGCATCCACACCGGCGTCGGTTGCGGGCGCGAGAGCGTCTGGCTCACCAGCTCACGCAGATGCGCGATGTCTTGCCGCAACTCGCCGAAACCGTGCGCGGTGGCGACCTCGAGGCTGCTCACCTTGTCCTCGAGGCGAGGTAGGCGCGTCTCCTCCGTCACGAGTCACGCCGCCGCGCGAACGAGATGCCCGGGTCGGTGACGGCGCCCTCCACCAGGTCGATGCCCAGCGCCAGCAGGCGCAGGCTCACGAAATCCCCGGTGCCGTCGTGCCGCCAGGTGACCTTCACGGCCGCCTTCTCTTCCAGCACGCGGAGAGCGCCGCGTAGGTCCTCACTGGCTGGCAGCTCGCCTGCGTGCTCCAGGGTGCCGACGAGCACCCCACGGGAGACCGTGTAGGGGTCGTCAGGGTTACCCGCCTCGGACATGGCGGCCAGGTAGAGCAACTGCAATACGCGGCCGCGCAACTGCCGGAGGCGGGCAGGGTCAAGGCGTCTGAACATCTAGTGCCTCCTCAAGGCAGTCGCCCGTACAGCAAGATGGTGCCGCGCAGACTCAGAAACCACTCGGCGGCCCGGAAGTCGCGGCCGCCGTAAACGCCCAGGCGGCTCTCTGCCGTCTGGCCGAACAAGCTCGTGCTACGGAAAATGTAGTAGGCGCCCAGGAACGCCTCGGTGGAGCTGCGGTAGCGCCCCTCGAAGCCGACCTGGCCGGTCTCCACGTAGGCGCGGGCGTCGATAACGTCGCGGTGCGCCTGCGCGTACGCCAGCGGGTTGGCCGCGAACTCGACCACCGTCTGGTCGATTGGCAGGTCGACGTCGATGCGCACGCCCCAGCTGGCCTGCGCGGACGCCGCGCCGATCAGGAGGGGCGTCAACAACACCAGCAGCAGGCGGCGCAAGCCGCCCGCCCTCACAGCAGCCGCGCCTTAGCGGCCTCAGCCGACGCGGCGTCCTCAGCACGCTGCACCGCACCAGCAAGAGCCTGACGATCGGCCTTGGCGCTGGCGTTGGAGCCGAGGAACGCTAGGACTGCGGTGCCGACTGCGGCGACCGCGCCAGTGATTCCGCCCGCCCCGGCGAACACGCCGAGCGACAACCAACCACCGACGCCACCGATGAGGGCCGCGATCACAGCCGAGAGCGCCACGGTTGAGCTCCCCTGCGTCTTGAACCAGTCCTTACCCAACGCCGTAGCCAACTTGGTGACCCAACCGGCGATGACGGCCGTGATCAAGAACACGGCGTCGAGGCTCGTGTACCACGTGCTGGGTTGCAGCAGTTCGGGGTTGGCTGCCTGCGCGAACGCCCGACCGGAGAACACCAACCACAGGAAAGCCAGCACGGCCACGCCGATGATGGCCCCGACGGCCTTGCCCAGCCAACCTGAGTTCCAAACCTTGCCGATAAGCTCGAACATCTCTGCCTCCTCAGGGCTCGCGCTGGTCGCCGACGTGACGGCCAGCGGTTGCACGGCCGCACGCAGCGGCCCGATACGCTTGACGTAGACCTTGTCCGTGCCGTGAATCCTCGACCCCTCACCGATCTGCTCGTTACTGGAGGGGTCGAACAGGCGCACCGGCACCACGTCACCCACCGCCAGGCCGAACGGCTCGACGGGAGTCACCAGCGCCTTGACGAGCCCGACGAACCCGACGAACGGGAACCCAGGGCCGGGGCAACGCGGTTTGCGGGGGTTGATGCTCGAGTGCGGAACGATCGTCTCGACGCTCGGCGCTATGCCGTGCCTAAGGCAGATCTCCGCCACCAGCTTGGCGCTGGCCTCGAGTTGGATTCGACCGGGCACCCAGTCGCCGCCCTCTGGGTGGCGGCCCTCGTGCTCGACGCCGATGGATTCGCGGTTGGCGGTGGCGTCGCCAGCGTGCCAGGCGGTGTCCGCCTCGCCGACGTGCTGCACCACGCGCCCGTCAATACCGACCGTGTAGTGAGCGCTCACGCGGGCGGCTGGGTTCGCGAACCAGGCGGACGTGCCGGCCAGCGACCCGTCAGCCAGGTGGATGACCACGCGCTTGACTCTGTGGCCGAAACGGCCTGTGTCGTGGTTCTCCGGATGTGCGGGGGCCGAGTCGATGATCACAGAATCCCTCCGATCTCGACGCCCAGCAGCGCGGCGATGGTCGCCGCGAGTATCAGGGCCAACGTGAGGAGCAACGGTAGGAGCTTCCACCAATCGACGGTGGCGCTCGGTTTTGGTGTGGGTGGAAGTTTGAGTTTGCCGGTGAGCTCCATCGTGAGGAGCAGCTCGCGCAGTTCGGCGATCTCGCGGTCAGCCGGGCGAGCGCCAGTCAGTTTTTCGAGTTGGTCGAGGACCCGGCGGTTGAACTCCCGCTGGAGGTCGGACATGTCTGCCTCCAGTGGGCTGCGGCTCGCCAGTCGTGGGCATCACCGGCGAGCCTTCGCCCTGAGCTCCCGAGGAGGGAACGAGAACAGCAGGAGCGCCGTCTCCGACACTCCTGCTGCTTAGTGAGACTCTAACCCCGAAGTCACCACCTTGTCAAGCCATGCTCGCGCGCGCGTCCTCGATCTGTGCCGAAAAACGCGCTGATCCAAACCCCGGCGCACGCCGGGCCAATTGTGCCAACAGGCTACACGAAAACGCCCCGGGGGATGCCCGGGGCGCAACGGTTACCTCATCAAATCAAGGAGCGAGCTACCTGTTATCGGTGAGGTAGATCCTCAGGGCTAACGTGGCCCATGTGCAGGCAGGCGGAACGCCGCTAGCTTCTGGTCACCTTCTTGCCGTTCTGGCGGCGCGACCGAACCAATGACCTCGGGGTGGAGGATTTCCGGTCTGAGAACCAGCGTCACTGGAACCGAAAGCGACGAAACGTTGGTCGGGCCGCCCCTATAAGGTCCAAGCGACTGTTCCATACTCAAGGCTGTGTTGGTGCCGAGGCGAACCTTCAAGCCCATAATCACACCTCCCCTCCTGGCATTGTATCAACGTCAGCCGCATGCGTCCATCCACTGCTCACCTGAGTGACCTGAAGTCCGATGCTGAGATCCGGCTTCCGATCGGACAGAAGCATGAAGCTGGTTTTGTAATGGGATCGCGCGTTCATGCTTTCGATGGCAGCGTTGAAGGTGTCCGTATGGACGGCCGGAATCTGAACTATCGGGATGTTCGCGAGAACATGTTGATACGCATGCTGTAGAACCTCTGGAGGCAATCCTGCGGGAAGCGCGACGTTGT